GAATCCGCTGTCCGGGTGAAGTCACCCATCTGGATGCTGGTCTGCTCGAGGATCAGCTCGTACGCGGCGAGTGCCTTCGTTTGAGGCGTCAACGCCTCTTTCGTGTTGCTGATGATGCCCTTTTCGAGGGCTTTCGCTTTCAGCGTCGCAGCGTCGAGGAGGACACCGAAGCGGCGCAACGGTTCCGATTCGCCCCGCAGGCCGGCCTGGATGGCGGTCAGGGTTTCCTCAACGGAAGCGTCGTTGAACGACGACATGTCGCCGGCGAGGCCGACCAGGGTTGTCGCCATCGACGCCGAATCCGCTTCGGTCATCCCCAGGGCGGACCCCAGGGTGCCGATCACACCGGTTGCCTCGAGGGCGGCGCGTTCCGTCACGCCGAACGCGTGCAGCGACTTCGATGCGAAATCTTCTACCGCGGCAGCGGACTCGCCGAACACGACGCGGTTCTTGCTGAGCGACTCCTCCATCGACGCGGCTTTGTCGATCATTGGTTTGAGCGCCGCAGCTGCACCGATGGCGACACCAGCCAGGGCGGTAAACCCGATGCCGGCCATGCGCGTCGCGCGCATCATCTTGTCCGACATGAGCGCCGAACCCTTAGAAACCCGCTTGAAAGCCTTCTCGACGTTTTTTGTCCGACCGACGACGTTGACAGTGAGGGTCCGGGTCGTTGATGCCATTACCTCGCCACCTTCCTGAGTACCTTCTCGATGTTGTCGGTGTATTCCTTCTTGATGAAGTCGTGGAGCTTGTGGATCGTCGGGAACAGGACGAAACCGCCGCGTTTAGCCATTGGGAACTGCCGGGTGCGTCGCCCTCTGCGTTTCGCACCGAACTCGACACCCATAACCAGCTCGCCGGCGGCTGGCCGATCCTTGCGACGCGACACCGCTGCCTTCCTCGCCCCGCCGATCTTCACCTTCGGGACGGTGCCCTGGACGGCCCGCAGCGACGGAAGGATCGTCGCGTACTGCTGTGCGTGAAACACGACTCTGGCGCGCTTCTTCATTTCGACGACGACCTTGTCGGCAATCGCCTTGTTGCCCTGCTTGATTGCCTTCTTCGTTTGAGCGGGGGCGAAACGCAGCTCGCGGAGGAACTCGTCCATGCCGAACATTTCGACGGCGACCATCGTCGTGTTGCTTGACGTGCGTCGAGCCATTACCGTCCGCGCCTCGCCTTCTCGGTCGCTTTCTCCTGCTCCTCCCCCTGGTACTCGAGGACGCGCCACACGGCGTTCAGCACCTCAGGTGGGCACTCGAGGAGCTGCATGGGTCCGATCCCTGTCCGCACCGCTAAAGCGGCGACCTGGACGGTCAGGGAGTCCCAGCCAAAGGGACTTCGTCGTCGTCCTCACCGACGGCTTCGATGTCCTCGAGGCCGTCGAGCCAGCCACCGTCGAACGGTTTGACCGACCCGCCGTTGTTCTGCGCGTCGCGCCATGCCGCCTGGTGCGCGAGCCACGCGAGGTGCTCCACGCGAACTTCCGCCATCGCCTTACCGATCCCTACGCCCCATTTGCGCTCGAAAGCGACGATGACGGCCGGCCCGGCGGTCAGGACGGATTCGGTGCCGTCGTGCAGCACACGCAACACGATTTTCATCGAGTTCTTCATGGTGCCCCCCTCGGTGCTTAGCTCGTAGCCCGCGTTATGGCTCCGCTGACGGGCCACGACACCGACAGGGTGGAAAGGCTGCCGACCTCGGCGCTGATGGGCGTGTACGACGTGACAAGGGCGCTGCCGGCGTAGCTCGGGTTCGTGGCACCCACCGACGCGCTCGTCGGCTTGAACACGAACGCCGTGGCGGTGCCGACCAGGCCGTTCAGGGTCGCGTCGACCTCGCTGGCGGCGAAATCCTGATTGAACGTGATGTTGAGCGTCGCATCGCCGAGGCCCGCGATCCGCGTCCTGACAGCGTCGCCGAACGCCGTCGTTTCGACGTCGTCATAGTTGATTTCGAGGCTCGCACTTGTCATCTTGTCGGACAGGTCGACCCCGCCGATGGTCAACGTAGCTGTTGCGCCTCCGATTAGTTCTGCCATGGTTTCAGCCCTCCTGTGGGCGCTTGGCGGCGGCCAGGTGGCCGCCGTCGATTAGACGCTGGGCGTCCTCGTCCGACATGTCGGAAGAGAACGTCGAGCCTGGTTCATTTTCGAAAACGGCATGGTTGCCCACCACCGTGTATTCCTTCTTCTTACGTGTCACGCGTACACCTCCAGGGTGAAGTTGGCTCCCATATAGTCGGTTTCGTTGGCGGAAATCAGGCCGTACTCGCCCATCTGCGTCAGCTGGCACGTCGAGCAGCTCCCGTCGAGGGTCAGGTCGCCGGCGATGAGCGCCCGCACCGCCCCGGAACCGGATACGAGGCCGTCCAGGAGGGCCTGGTTGGCGGCCGGGTCGAAGCGTTGGGCGATCACCGTGATCGTGAACGTGAGCAGCTCGAGGCCGTTGCCGAACGCCCGGTCGTAACTCACGGACTGCAGGTCGATGACCGCGCACGGCGGGGAGACCGTATCGGGCATCGTCGCCGCTATCTGGATAAAGGTCGACGACGTTGCCAGGCGTGTCTTGATCCCGGCGCGGATCGCCGCGATGTCGGCCATCAGGCGACGCCGGCACGTCGGTAATCCATCAGCAGGTGCCCCACGTCCGGGTCGGAACGCGAGATGCGAACAGGGCCGAAGTCACCCATACCGATTATTCCTAATGGACTCGATTTTCTCGAATACAATTTTGCCGAGACCATTAGTGCCGCTTGTTTGATCGAGTCGGGGACAGCCGGCCAGCCCCACTTCGCGGTGACTTCGACTGAGGCGAGGCCGTCGCCGTAAACCGGGAACGTGTAGCTGCCGACAGCCCGCAGGTTGTTCACCGACCGCGGCGTCGTTTTCAACAGGTTGTTGAGCGGTTCGACCTGGTAGTCGGTCGACGCCCACGTCGTATCGAACGTCCCATCGCCGGACGTGTCCGTTTTGACGACGAGGCCCGTCAGCGTCGAGATGTCATCGGTGACGCAGATGTACGGCTGTGCGCGGTACGTGCGGGCCGACGCGGACCCGTCGGCGGTGAACTTCCGTCCGCACAGGTCGTTGATCGACTGCTCCGCCGAGTCGATGGCGAGGTTCAGGAACGCATCGTCGGTCGACACGGTGATCCCCAACGCCGACTTCAGCTCCGACAGGGCGACGTAGGAACCCATCGGCTACTTCTTCGCGGCGGGCTTCTTCGCCGGGGCCTTCGCCGCCACGGGCGGTGCAGGTTTGGCGATGCGCGACGCGGCCTGCTTCTCTGCCAGGTGGTCGATACTCGACTGGTCTGCCATGTGTCTCCTCGGTGGGTGGGTAACCCCACGGCAGGCCGGTGGTGGCCGGCCTGCCGTGAGGCTCCCCGTGGGGGTGCTCCCACCCGCGGGGGCGGGAGGGGAGCCTGGGAGGGCCTAGAAGCTCGGAGCGACCAGGCCGGTTCCGCTGACCTTCGAGATGGCCGCCGGGTAACGCCCGAATACTGACGCCGCGTACTGGTATGCGACCAGTTTCACGGTGAGGTTTCCGCCGTCGGTCTGGTCCATGCGAACCATGGACGGTGCCCCAGGCGACTCGAAGAGCAGCATGTCGGCGCGGCGAACGACGAAGACTGAGTCCTCGTTCGATCCGGCACCGCCGGTCGTGCTGATGTTCGCGTCGGCCACGACGGGGATGCCTGCGACCTGGAGGCCGTTCAGGCCGTAGCCGGCCACCGGGCCGGTACCCATCGCGTTCGATGGCACGTTGGTCTGTGGCAGCACCAGGGGCCTCGACTGACCATCTACCGCCGCAGCGAGCCAGGCGGCGCGACGCGGGTGCATGATGATCAGGTCGGGTCCGGCGTACCGGTTGGAGTTGATCTGCTGGATCGCATCCATGAGCTTCGGGTAGAACAGCGCCACCGTCGGTGATCCCGTCGTGAACGTGATCGCGTTCTTGCCGGTGATGTTGTTCAGGCCGAGCAGGGCACCGGAGGTGCCGTCGCCGTAGATGCAGCCCAGGTCCAGCGTCGTTGCGATCGCTGACTGGAGGTCCGCCATGATGAGGGCGTCGATGCCGCTTCCACGCTCCAGGGCCTGGCGGGAAATGTTCTGCTGACCAGCTACCACGGCGATTGTGACGGTGAGCAGAGTGTCATCAATTGTCGTATCCGACACCGCCGAATTTTCGGTTGCCTGAACGGCGGCCGACGACCCTGTCGTGACCCTGCTGATATTTAGCGTCATCCCATCGTTCGGAAGCGGCATGTTCGTGCACAGGTTGGCGAACGGCCGGCCTGCACGCGCCAGCTCAGCGGCGAGCTGCACCAGGTACTGCGGCACGACGAGGCCCGCGAAGTTGCCGGTTGTGCCGGCGGCGCGGTGCTCGACCTCCATCTCGGACGAGTGGCGGGCCATGCGGCCCTGGGCTGCCGGGTCGTGATGCATCTGCGAGGCGTACAGGTCGCGGAAGAATGACCGCCCCGACTCCTGCGAGTACGTC